TCTCGCTGATGTGTTCACGTTATGGTCCGCTATTCACACCAAGTGGCTTGCCGTTGTCACTCAAATATCGTGAGCGATGAGAGCTTCGATAGCCTCTCCTCCGATCATCTGGGCACGGGGTGGGTGTTTTGAGTGTGGTTTCCCTTTCTTGTCAACGTACGTGTACTGGTCAAGCCAGCCCACAGCACCGGAAGCCACACGCCCATACGCGTCCATGAGATCCTCAAACCCGATCCCATAGACATCCCGTAAATAGTCGGAGAAAGAATCCGGATCCAACACATCCGAATTCTTCACCTTATCCACGATATTCTCAACACCGCCCATTTCGTTCATCTTTGTCAGACGGACATCGAAATGGGGTTTCGCGCTCATAAGCTGAGCCGTCTCCAATAGCAAGTCCTTCAAACCGGGCACGAACCTGTGCTCATACGCAGCCGAGTAATACTTCCCGGCCATGTAGTCTCTGTCCCCAACCTGCGTGTTCTGGTTAGCACGCAGGTTGAGCTTTGCAAGCACGCGCCCAAACTGGGGAACGGGACGAGTTCTCACCTTGTCACTCACATAGCGCTTCCTGTAGAACGTGCCATGATGACGGGTGGGGGGGACAACGACTTTAGCCTCCATGCCAGCCTGTGGCACGACGACCTGTATCGCTTTCTCCATATCCTTGACCCCCCCATCCGTGTAGAGCCCCATGAAATCGTCCCCGCCATGTATATGCGTGCTCTTTTTGATCCCCGCTAGCAAAGCAGACGCTAGCAAGAGGACACTTCCAACATAAGAGTTCCCAGTGGTAGTGGTGGTCTCACCCGACCAACGCTGCCCATTGACAGTGGCCTCGATACCATATCGAGTCCACACACGAACGCTTGTGTTGCGAGCGAACTCACGCACAAACCATGCCGGAGCCCCATGCTTCGCATAGAACATTGCCTCTCGACGGCGAAATTCCACACTCTGTGACCCATCGTTATTGGCAAAGTCGCTTTCCAAAATCTCTCCCGGGGCCGCATGTATAACGTCTCCTAGCTCCTCACCAGACTTGCCGCATGCAAATACGACAACATTGCCTGTGTTGAGGGGGTTTTCATGGCTAAGAGAGATCTTCATACGACGTTGGAGTTCCATCACAACGCAGCCTGTCAGGAAATTGTACATGTCTGTACCCTGATAGACTATACGTGGCTGAGCCCCGTGGTCTTTGAGAAGCACTTCCTGCTTCGCGAACACATGCTTTGTGTCTCCCTGGTAACTCCACTCCCCGCTGCGGTACGCAGCCAGGAGGCGCTCGGCCTTGGTGGGTGAACAAGTCAACAAATACTTGTTCACCAACGCTTCATCAACACGGATGATCTCGTGCTGAGGTATCTTCTCCATCAGAAGAGCGTGCCCCTTGTCAAAATGCTCCATCGACTGAGTGGTTGGAGCATGATCGCACCTCTTCTTCATGGCATGAGCCGTCGCGCCTGCCGTATTGCTAGGCACAGTTACCGGGACTCCCTCCAATATCGGTCCTTTGACAACTCCCAACGAGATTGGGGAGTCGTCCTTGACACGACAAATATTGGCAGTCGCTCGTATGTTCGCGAAGGCAATTTCAGAGTCGTACTGGGTGTGGGCATTACGCTCAACCCCATCTGCCTTAACAGATGCACGTTTCTTGGATGCACCGGTAACCTGTTCTTTGAACCGGTGCGCCTTCTTGGTATCAATAACGATGGGGTCTGTAGCCCCAAATTGAATGTTTGTTTTCATATTTGGAAAATTGTT